CACGGTCGAACTCGCGCGAGACTTCATCGCGCAGCGTGATCAGCTCGGAGATGAGTTTCTCCGAGGTCACGCCAGCAATGTCCCGCTGGATGTTCGACAGTCGCCCGTAGCCGTTCACGCAGCACCGTCAGTCCGGTAGTGCCCCATTGGGCAGTTACCGATGCCAGCCTTGTTGAACTGCAACGGTGTGCCACATCGCGGGCAAGCGACGATAGGCGGAGGATTTTCCGCCATCACCTGCGCCTCTTTGACGATCCCACCGAAACCGCCGAAGTCACTCATTATCCAGCCGCCACCGCTGTTACAGTCGGGGCGATTGGCCCCTCGTAGTACCCCACATAGGGGATCTCCATGTCGGAGGTCGCATCCGCAGACATGAGCGCCTCAATGCGTGCACTCTCATCCGCGTCAACGTTGCCAATGCTGACTTCCTGGAGCCGCCCCGCGTAGTTCGTGCCCGATACCGCCGTCGTGGGCGTGCCGCCACGCCAGTTTGTGCCGTCGACCTTGCGGGCAACGCGGAACTGGATCGTGGCGGTGCTTTCCACAGCGGCGAAACCCGTCGTGGCCTTCGCCATGTCCAGGTACACCACGCAATCGCGGATAGGCCCGCCGGCCACCGGGGCGACCGTGAGGACTACGAACCATGCAGAGCTTTCGTCCTGCACCGAATCGTCGATGTCCGTGGTGCCCGAGAACGTCGGGAGGTTGCCCGGCATGTAGCTCACGGCTTCCCCCCCCTAGTCGGCCCAGACGATGTAGTCGGCCGTGGCCTGCTTCAATACGACGATGCGCCGCCCCTGGAGGGTGGCGATGGTCTGGGCGGAAACGCGAACCATCCCGGTGGCGCCGGTCAGCGTTACGGTCTGGTTGCCGTCGTTCTGGTAGTAGCACTCGCGGGTCTCACCAACCTGCCAGTCCGGGAACGCGGTATCGAAGTTCGCGCCCGTATCCAGGGTGAGCGTGCCGCCGCCAGTCACTGAGGTATGCACCAGCAGGCCAGTGGCGAAGATTGCCGCCGTCATGGTGGTGTTTTGTTCGTCCGCATCCGTTTTGGTTACGTACCGACCCCAGCCGTTCGGGGTGATCGATACGACCTTGGAGTTGTCACTCTTCTTCTTGAAGGTGAGGATGCCATTGATCCAGTCGGATTTGACCAGTGTCACTGCCATGGGGATGCCTCCTGTTTAGGGTGGTTGGTTCCACCGGGCTGTTAGCGGCGCCGCCTCCGACGTACGGGGGTTTCCGCCGCTTCCTGTTCCTCAACGGGATCTGGCTCCGGTTCCGGCTCCGGCTCTGGTTCCAGTTCGGCCTCTGGCTCAGGGTCGGGAATCGGAGTGATTACCTCCGGTTCCTTCACAGGCCCGAGCGCCTCGAAGATCGGCCCCGTCCAGCGGTACAGTTCCCGAGCCTCGAGCGAGGCACGGAGGGGCTGTTCATTCCCGCCCCGGGCCAGCGTCAACGCGGCGCTGAGTTCGCCGCTGTCGAGTGCGTGGACGTTGTACCGCTGGCACAGAAGCCGTTCGATGGCGTCGATGTCAGCCATTAGGCGTTAGCCGTGCCAGGCGTCTTCAGGCTGGGCAGGTTGGCCGGCGTGCGCTGTTGCTTCAGTCCGTAGGGGATGTAGATGACGCAGCCATACTCGGTATCGGTGTTGCCGAGGTCCGGGACGTTGACCGCGATGTGCGTGTAATCGTCCGAGAGGTCGACCGCCCTCACCGCGAAGGCGAGAAGCATTTCCTTTTCGGCGGTGCCGGCGATAGCGGTGATTTCCGATGCCGCGGCCTGCGTGGTCTTGACCCACGCTTCATCGTTGTCCATCGCGGCTTCGGACTTCGTCCAATAGTCGGTGATGATATCGAGGTCGCGCGGAGTGCCACCAGCGCCGTCAACCTCCTGGAGGTCGATGGCAAGGTCATCAGTCGTGCCGTTCGCCATCTTGTGGACAAGGACGAGGACGCCTTCGCAGTTCTGGAGCGAACACGGCTTGCCGGTGATACCGGAGCCGTTGAACGTCTGGATCGAGGCGCCGATGCCGATGTCGAAGTCTTTTCCGAGCGGGCCCGCGTAAGTGGTCAATGCCGATTCCCTTCTTCCGCCGGGGGGTTAATGCCAGCGGGGTACTTGGCTCGGGGCAGGGGGGTTAATGCCTGCCCCGGCTGGGCGTTAGGCGCGAGCGCCGAGGGTTACGAACGGGCTGAGGGTGTCGCCATTCGTGGGAGTGAACGCGGACTGCACCCATGGCCGCCCGTCGTTTCGCGAGGTGAGCTTCATCTCGGTGATGTCGTTCATGAACTGCCCGTGCGGCGAGCTTTCGAGGCCGCTACCAGGGCGGTCACCAATCAGGTAGTAGGTGAAGTCGATGAAGCTGATGTCCGACGCCGAGCCGAGGGTCGGAACCTTCTCCGTCTCGATCACCGGGCGGCCGAGGATGGTCGGGGTCGGCGAGCCCGCCAGGTTCATCAGCATGACCGGAGCGCCTCCGGTGCCAACCGCGATCGAGAGCTGCTGAAGCTCGATGAAGGTGGTGGGGTTCACCAGCCAGACGGCCCGACTCTTCGAGGACGGGAGCATCCGGGCGTACATCTTGAGGATGTTCTCGATGACCACCGTCGAAGCGACCTGGTTGGTTTCCTTCGTGATCGTAAGCAGCGCGGTGTTGGCCGAGTTGATGACGCCGAGAGGCTGGCCCGCGCCGTTGCCGGTGAGGAAGTCGATGTCCTCGGCGAAGGCGACGGCCTGGGGCAGCGTGCGCCGGATGAACCCATCGAGGGCACCCACATCGCTGAACATCTCGTTCGGCACTTCCGCGCCCGCAACCTGCTTGGTCACGTCGAGCTTCACGCGCCCGAACTTCGCGTTCGATGCGGTGATGGCGGCGCCTTCGCTGACGCGGGTGACCGTCCAGCCGCCGAACGTCGAGCCGACGTTGGTCGTCCAGTCCACGAACGGGAAAAGCATCTGCGGCGTGCTCATCGGCACAACCGTGGCGCGGCTGCGCACGATCGATTCCTCGAGGACCATGCTGCGGATCTCGCTGTCCATGGACTCCGGGATCAGGTAGCCGCCGGAAGCCGGGTCAAGGCTGGAGTAGGCGTTCTGGACTTCGTGGATCTTCGACAGGCGATTGGCCTGGGTGTTGCGGTGCCAGATTTCCTTGGCGAAGTCGCCGAGGTTGGAGAAGCCGATCTCCTCCATCTTGCGGGCGTAGACATTCCGCGGCGGCGCCTTGAGAGTTTCGGACTCCATGGACGGCCGGCGGACGTTCATGCCGCGCTCGGCGAGCCACTGATCCATGGTCTCGCGGACGTTCTTGGCGACCGTGCCATTGGCGGCTTCGCGGGCGTCGAGGATCTCGGCGATCTGCTGCGGAAGTCCCGGACGTTCGAGTTCGTTGTAGCGGTCCTGGAGGTCGGTGAACCGGCGAGCCTGGAGCCAGCGGTTGATTTCCTGCGGGTCGTTGAGCATGGCCCGTGCCTTCTCCAGGGAATCCGGCAGGGTGAGTTCGTCAGTTGCGTTTGCCATTGAGGTTCTCCTTGAGAAGTCGAGTGAAATCGGCAGGCAGCGGCGGCTTGTAGCCGGTCGCCAGTGGGGGAATCAGGCTGATGTCCAATTCCGGGGCGGTAGGGGTGTCGTTCAGGGCGGCCACTCGCCCCGTTGCGATGTTCTGGACGTAAATCCCGACTTCATCGGCGAGGCCCGCATCGACAGCGGCTTGGCCGCGGTAGAGGGTTCCCCGCTCGGGCATCGCGCTCATTGCGGTCACCCAGTCTTCGACCGTGCCACCAGCTCGGTCGGCGTAAATCGAGGCGATGTTGACCGTGGCTTCCTTCAGGATGTTGTGAAGGGCCAGCGCGTCTTCCTCGTCACCCATCGCCAGTCCTTGGGCGCGGTGGATGAACATCGATGCGTTCTTCGCGATCACCCGCTTGTCCATCGCCTGGAACACGAACGAGGCCGCGCTGTCCGCCGATCCTTCGACGTACCCGACTTTCTCGGCCTTGTGACCAAGCAGCGCGTTGTACATGGCGAGGCCGTCCGAGACGTAGCCGCCCGGGCTGTTGAACAGGAAATTGATGCGAGATGCCTTGAGGGAGCGAAGGGTGCTGTTGAACTCGCTGGACGTGGTGCCGTCCCACGGGTCGCCGATCACCCCGTAGATCTCGAGGTCGGCTACATCATTGGTTGCGTTTTGAACGCGCCAAGACAGACGAGCGGGCTTGTCCATGCCCCTCATGTTGAAATCAGCGCGAGATGGCGAACGGACGAAAAGCGGACAGGAATGCGGACGGGTTTACAGCGCCCCTATCAGCAGGAGTTCGTCTTCCTCTGCCATTTGCGTCACCCGCAGAGACTTTGGAAGCTGAATGACGGTGGGCGAATGGCGAATTTCCGGTGCCCACTGGACAGCGGCGACCATGACATCGTGCGCCGGGTAACGTGGCCCGTAGACCCATGCCGATACTGTCCATTTCGGCATCGCGACCGAGCCGACGAACTCGTATACCACCGGCTGGCGCGGTGGCCTGACCCACGGGAAGAAGGCGCCGCTACTGCCGCTGCCACCTCCACCGCTTCCGCCGGTCGGTGGTGTTTCTTCCTCGATCGTTGCCGCGACGTACTCAAACGCCGACGAGACGCCGAAGGTGAGCGCCACATCGACCGGTTCGGCGTAGGTGGCGGCCAGCGGGCTGCTAACCGCGAACGTCAGCGCAACGGCCGCGTCCTGCGTGTCCCCGAAGTCCACGTCCGAGGCGACCGAGAAGGTGAGCGCTACGTCGCCGGTGAAGGTGTAGGTCTGGGCCGCTACGCCGTCTTCGAGCGTGAGAATGTTGTCCGGGTCGTGCGCCGTGGTCGTGGGCTGCCACTGAAACCGGGCGCGATACAGCGAAGAGCCGTCGTTCACCCGGAGACCATCGTTACCTGGCCGGTGTAGGACGTGGCGGTCGTGGCGCTCTTTTGCAGTTCCATCAGCGCGAGACACGCATCAGTCAGGATCTCGACCAGGTTGAACGCGCTGTTGATGCCGTCGAGGATGAACGGCTGGTTAGCGCCGAGCTGAGGGATGAACGCCAGCGGGTGCGCGAGGACGATGGTCGGAGCGCCAGCCGCCACCGTGTTGACGCTGCACTTAATCGACTCGATGTCCGAGATCCCGATGTCTCCCGTGAGAAGCGGGATGTAGTGCTGGGCGTGGTCAACGCGATTCACAATCGCGCCGCTGATACCCGCGAGCGCCGCCGCCGATTGGCCCGTGTTCCCTTCGTGGTCGGCGTAGACCATCGTCCAGGTGTGCGCGACGGCAGAGAGGGTGGCGCCGGCCTCGTTCGCGACGAACGCGAAGTTGCCGATGGAAGATCCCGCCGCGCCGACGCCTGAATAGCGCCCCGTCGAGTTTGGATAGCCGGTCAGGGTGCAGGTCTGTGTGCCCGAGGATGACAGCGCGATTAAGCCATTCCAGAGCCGGTCGTAGAGCAGTAGCAACTGGCCCTGAACGGTGGCCGAGGATGTGACGGTGGTGAGGTGAAGCGTATCCCCACCAGCCGGGTTTACCTGCTGCAATCCGCCCGCCGTCGTGTTGTCGTTGTGCGTCCCTCCTGCGAG